GATTTGGCAGCCTACGCAAGTATTTCAGGCGAGATTTCAACAGAATAGATTTAGGCGCTCACACGCCCCCAATAAGTAAACCCCGCGCCTGCCGTTCCAGGTGCGGGGTTTACTTGCTTTTTAACTACTTTATATATTCCTTGAGTGCTTCAATAATAATTTGTGAGGCGCTTTTTCCTTCATCTGTAGCTTTTGCGGTTACTGCGCTCCACAATTCTTGCGAAACTCGAACACATCTAATTGGCGTAGGGGTCATTTTTCACCCAATCATCAAGCAAAACTTTGGCCATTTTGCGGTGCATATCTGCCTGATCAGGTTCATTGCAAGCGATTGCCTCAAGGCACTGATTAATGTGATACATAACTACATCTGTAAAAGTCATTTTGTAATCACCAAATCAATCATTTTTGAGCAAGAGCCGTAGCCAAGGGTATTTCCAGGCATATTGCCTACATAACACACATCACGGGTTAGGTAGGTAAAGCCAAGCACTACAAGGATTACAAGCGCCCACATCACGATTACACCGCGTTTGTTGAGTTTCATTCTTAATTCTCCAATTCTTCAATAAAGGCAATAGTTAGGGCAGAGTTCACAATTGCACCGCGTAGGGCAAGTTTCATTTGGTCAATGTCGCAATCCTCAATTGATTGCTCAAGGTTTTTGGCAATATTGCAGATTGAATCTTGAATCTCAATGAATAGTTCCTTATATGCGCCCATTTTAGTTTTCTCCCACTCTCACGATAAAGCACTCATAACATTCGGACATTTTGGCAACGCCATCAAACTTTTTGGCGCATAGGTAGCAGGTGTTTTCATAAGTCATTATGCACCTGCCTTAATTGTGTTGTATGGATGGTTTGGTGAATCCCAAGGAACGCAAGTTTCGCAAACTAGATTCTCGCCCCCTAGTAGGTGAGTGAAGTAAAGCGCCCAATTGCCAAGAGGTGTTTTGTGTTGCTTTGCTTTTGGCTTTGCTTCAATTGCACATCTCAAATACATACCTGCGTGTGCTTCACAAGTAACATCTCCATTATCGGAAACCCAAAGTTTTTGTGTAGTCATTATGCAACCGCCTTTCTTAGTTCAGCCATTGCTTCAAGTGCGCGGTTAAATGGGCGGTTGATAAACATTTCATTGTAAGTGCTTGATTCAACCTTTTTTAAAACTACCCAAACAGAGCCACCGAGATTTAAAACTGTAAACTGCTCATCTGTTGTGATGTAACGATTGCGATTAATCTTCACAAATTCAATTGCCATTTTTTGATCCGTTCCTTGAAGAGCCGTTCCCTTCAATGAGATAAATCTAGCACCTGTATATACAGATACTCGCCATTTGAGCTGAATTCGTGGCTAAATTTGATAACAATTTGATAACGGGATTTGAGCGTGTTAGGCTCCCCCTGAAGGCCCGCCTAAAGGGGAAGTAGGCGGGTTTTCTCCATTGTCTAGGCTAAACCCCTACAATCGGCCAATGACCACCATAATCGCCTTCCAGGGCGCTGATTTCGCCATCCTAGGCGCTGATTCCCAAATCACCGATGGCGATAAGCGCACCCTTTCCCCTAGTACCCCCAAAATCGTGAAAATCGGCAAATATCTCTTTGCCGTGTCCGGGGATTGCAGGCCAGGCGATATTCTTATGTATAACTGGAAACCGCCCCTTTATGATGGCACTGATCCTGTTAAGTTTATGGGCAAGAAAATTATTCCAAGCATTGTTACCGCCTTTAAGGCCAACTCATACGATTTTGAGAAAGATGGCGTGAGTTTCAGCTTTTTGATTGCTTTTGCAGGCAATGTATTTGAAATTGGCGATTCGCTCGATATTAGCCAAAGCATTGATTGCCTTTACGGCGTTGGTTCAGGCTCGCCTTACGCCTTGGGATACCTTGCCGGCACCTTGGCCAACCTAGCCAAGCCCGAATGGGCGCAAGGTGAGTTTATTGAGGCGCTACAAATATCTGCTAAGTACGATATAAACACCGCCGCGCCGTTTCAGATAGAGATTCAAAAACCTTAGCGTGTCGCGCAGTTCAAAGATGTGTAGTATGTGCCATCCTACTCTTTGAACGGAAAGGTTAAATATGAAATTATTTCTAATTGCATTAGGAACTGTTAGCTCGTTCCTATTTATTATGTGGATGATTATTGAGAAAGATAGTTTTCTTGATAATGAAATCAAGAATCCTTGGGTGAAGAAATGAGCCGTGTACGCGATCCTTTGTTTTCAGTCCACACAACTGATTCAGGCAAAATTTGCCTTTATCTTGAAGAGCGTGATGCCTGCGTTGATTTGGTTGAAGATGTAGTTGGCCAAGTTGATTTGAGTTGCCTAGATGAACTTCAGGCCGCAAACCGCACTTCATACAAGGCTGAAGGTTATGTTGAGCAACTTGATCAGGCTAGGGATGAGATGCCTGAAATGGCTCTGCGCATTGCCGTAATGTCTGAAGATGAGGCTTACAATCTTTGCCAAGATATTATTACCTCAATCAAAAAGCGCCGTATTTTTAACGCTGATGAGATGAGTACCAAAGTAGCCAAACTGCGAGTAGTCGAGTAGTGGCAAATCCAAACGGGCGCAAAGGCGCACAATTTGAAACTGATGTAATGCGTTGGCTGCGAACTGCAGGCGCGTTATGCGAGCGTTTGGTGAAGGCCGGAAAGAATGATGAAGGCGATTTAGTCGCAATTGTCGGTGGTAAGCAATATATTCTTGAACTGAAGAATAGAAAAACAATAAGTTTGCCTGAGTTTTGGCGTGAAGCTGAAATTGAGGCAGAAAACTATGCAAAGGCTCGCGGTTTATCCGAGGTGCCTTTTCATTACATAATCCTAAAGCGCCGAAACGCAGGGATTGATAAAGCCTGGGTAATTCAGGATTTATCACAGTGGTTGGAAGAAAAGCGTTGAAATCTCTTGATTTCTTTGTTGATCTCCCAAAATTTCCACAAGCAAAATGTGCCGAGGTTGAGGATAAAGATTTATTCTTTCCCGATAACCGAAAGCAAGAGGCAGAAAGACTGCTCCAACTCAAAGCGATATGCGAGAGTTGTATTCACAGAATGGAGTGTTTGGAGTACGCACTAGAAAAACAGATTCCTCACGGCATTTGGGGTGGAACCACACCTGCAGATCGAGATGCCAAGGCAAGGGATAAGGATTACGCCTTCAAAGGGATGGCACTTTCCATTATCAAATTGCACCTAAAGGGGAAGCCTGTTAACGAAATTGCGGCACAACTTGGAACATCGGGTGGTTACATCCGGCGTGTATTAACAAAGTATGCTGCAACTGAACAAGGAGCTAAACCATTACACCAACAGACAAAAGACTCATCAAAAGGCTTGCACTCATCGTGAGCGTAAGCATTGCAACATCGCTAGTGGTTCAGGGCATAACCGCCCAACCTGCAATTCCTGAGTTAGTGATCTACAAGGATCGCCCACACTTGATGCAGGTAAATCCAAAAGAGGTGGCGCGTGAGTTACTCACAACTCAACAGTTCAAGTGCTTTAACGCTCTTATGAGCAAAGAAAGCGCCTGGCAAGATAAGGATAATCCAACAAGTTCGGCATCAGGTGTTGGGCAATTATTGGATGGTACTTATCGCAATCTAGGAATGAAGCGCAGTGATTCCACTGTTGCCCAAACGATTGCAGCACTTGCCTACATAGGCAGAAAATATGGCTCCGGCGGTCCTTGTGCCGCTTGGAAACATTTTCAACGCAAAAACTATTACTAATGGGGGTTAGTATGAGCGTAGAAATAGAGAAAGGCATTGTTGATTTTGATAGCAACATTGCTGCGTGGCTTGAGCAATACAAAAACGCACTTGCGCAGATTAAACAACTGCAAGAGGTAGCGGATGTAGCTCGATCACACATTGAGGCGGCTTTGGGGGATAACCAAATTGGTATGTTCCACAATAAGCCGGTAGTTCGCTGGTCATTTGTTGAGTCCACACGATTCGACACGAAACGCGCACGGGAATTGCTACCACCGCAGGTAGTTGAAGCCCTTGAGGTAAAATCTACTTCACGCCGTTTTACTATCGTTAATGAGGATGAATAACAAATGACTTTTGCACCTTTGAACAGTCCAAGTAAAGAGTTGGCGAATGAAATCACCAATATCATTACAGAGGCTTCACGCTACACGCCGCGATCACAACAGGTTTATATTGGACCTAGCGAGGTTGGGCAAGAGTGTGTGCGCCGATTGGCTTACAAGTTGTTGGATTGGGATAAGGCTAATGAGTCGGGTGGCGGTTCCTGGGCAGCCAATGTTGGTACCGCCATCCACTCATTCTTAGAGGATATTTTTAGCAAGTTCCCTGAAAGGTATGAAGTAGAGCAAAAGGTTCAGATTAGGGCAAACCTATCGGGAACTATTGATCTCTTTGATATTGAAAAAGGGTATGTGCTAGATTGGAAAACCACTTCACCTGCAGGTGTAAAAGCCAAGCGCAGTGAAGGCGCTACATCTCAACAGATTACCCAAGTGCAGTTGTACGGCTACGGAAAAGCCCAACAGGGCGCGGTAGTGAATAAGGTTGGCCTTATTTTCTTGCCTACAGGTGGCCAAATAACTGATATGCACATTGAGTTATATGATTATGATGAGAGCGCAGCACTTTCAGCTTTGGCTCGATTGGATTCAGTTTACGAACTGCTATCAACAATTGATGTTGAAGAAAATCCTCAAATGTGGCCTTTGATACCGGCAACACCATCTAGAATGTGTATGTATTGCCCGTATTACCGCCCATTTAGCACCGATTTATCCATTGCTTGCAATGGGGATACGGAGAAACCAAATGTGTAGCCGCGAAGGATGCGATTGCCAACCTTGGAAAACGATCAGTGATATTAAAAAAGAATTCATTGAATCAAATCCACCAACAGAGTTAGAAAACAACTAACACCAAAACCAAACACAAACCAAAAGAAACGGGGGAAAGCCAAATGGCTTTTTCAGCACCAGTAGTAAATGAAGGCGTTAAGGTTGCAGACTTTAACGGCCACCTTCTCATTGTCGAACCAATTGAGTTCAAGGCAAATATCCAAACAGTTAACGGCCCTGCAGATGCAATTGAAGTAAATGTTGTAGATCTTGATACAAATGAAGAGCATCTCTCATTGCTTTGGTTCAATGTCGCGTTGAAAAACGCACTCAAGCCCTTGATTGGGCAAAAGGTACTTGGCCGAATTGGCCAGGGAATCGCAAAGCCAGGTAAGAATCCACCTTGGCTTCTCAATGATGCAACAGGCGATGCAGATGCCGTTGCAAAGGCAAATGCTTATATCGCAGGCAATCTGCCAAAGGTTGCGGCACCTGCAACTGCCACCGCACCTGCTGCAAATATCAATGATCCTGCAGTTCAGGCACTACTAGCACAACTGGGAGCAAAACCAGTTAACTAATTCTTGGGGGCTAAGTCCTTTCTACCCAAGATAGGCGTTGTGATGGTTCACTCACGGGGCAACTAGCAATAGTTGGAGCAGGTTCGATTCCTGCAACGCCACGCAAGACATAACCGAAACGGGGGAGTAGTGCCGATTTACCAATTCAAGTGCGAGTGCGGTATTGAATTTGAACGCGAATTCAAGATGAATGATAAACACTTAGCTTTATGTGAGTGTGGCAAGTTAGCCAAAAAATCATTTACTGCAGTACCTGCACACTTTAAAGGAACGGGATGGGGGAGCAAATGAAAACTGCAGTTAGTTTATTTGCAGGTGTTGGTGGCTTTGATTTAGCACTACAAAACGCAGGTGTGAAAGTAGTTGCATCTGTTGAGATTGATAAAAAAGCGCAGGATGTGCTACGCCGGCATTTTCCTGAGTCAACTATCTTTGGCGATATTACGGGGGTAACAGGTGAGCAACTTAGAGCAGCAGGATTTGAACCAGAAAACGGAATTATCACAGGTGGATTTCCTTGCCAAGATCTTTCCGTTGCTGGAAAGCGAGCAGGATTGGATGGATCGCGTAGTGGACTTTTCTGGGAAATCTGTAGAATCCTTGACGAAACAAGAGCGCAAAACTTTATCCTCGAAAATGTGCCTGGTTTACTTTCCTCAAATGGGGGCAGAGATATGGCCGTTGTACTTGAAGCGTTGGTCCAACGCGGGTATAGCATCGCCTGGCGGGTACTTGATGCTCAATACTTTGGAGTACCACAACGCAGGCGTAGAGTGTTCATTGTCGGAAATCTTGGAAACACAGGGCGCTCACCTGAAGAAATACTCTCTATCAAGCAAGGCCGCGCAGGGTATCTTGCGCAGAGCATCGCGCAGGGAAAAAACACTTCCCGAAAAACTACAGGCAGCACTGCAGAAATTGGCGAACTTGTAGGAACTCTGCAGGCACGCGATTACAAAGGTGTTGGAAATCAATATGTTCAAGAGAATAAACTTGTTGTTGCAAATCCCGTTTGGTGGGATGGCAGTGATGTAGCTTCAAGTTTAACTGTTTCAAGCAATGAACAAAGGATGCCGGATAAAGGCCGTTTGCAAGTAGTGATTACTGATGTGGTTCACGAAAGCTAAGCGGGCGCAAAATGTTGAAGATTACGAATCTTGGGTTGCGGGGGGGGTGGCTCCCACTTTGAACGCAATGGATAACAACGGCGAGGCATTTGCTACTGTATTGATTTTAATGGAAAGCGGTAATCCTGTAGTAATGAGGAACCGCGAGGGATGTGCGGGGGGGGGGAAGGGATTAATGTATTCTGATAAGAGTTTTACTCTTGCCACTAGCAATGATCAATTCTTAATTATTGATGGCACACGCGTTAATGATGTGCGTGTGTATGAAGATGGCATTGTGCCAACAGTTATTTCTAGATATGGAACGGGCGGGGGGAATGTACCTATGGTATTTCCAATAGATGATGCAAGAGAGATTGAAAAGCACCAAAACGGAACAGGCATTGGTGATGAAAATGCACCTGCATACACTCTTGATAGGCAACAGGTGCCAGGCGTTGTAAATGAATCAGTTGTGCGCCGTTTAACCCCAACAGAATGTGAGCGCCTTCAAGGGTTCCCTGATGGTTGGACTGATGGCCAAGCCGATTCAAATAGATATAAGCAAATGGGCAACGCGGTAGCGGTGCCTGTTGTAAGTTGGATTATTAACTCAATGGTTGCAGAATGATTGAGTTTCCAAACAAAAAATACAAAATCATTTATGCCGATCCGCCGTGGTCATATCAAGATCCTTCAGCCAATCGTGGGGGAGCAATTAGACATTATCAGACTATGAAAAAGGCTGATATTGAGGCACTGCCGGTTAAAGATATTGCAGATAAAGATTCAATTCTTTTTCTCTGGACTACTATGCCTAAACTTGAAGAATCGTTTGATTTAATTAAAGCGTGGGGTTTTGAATACAAAACTTGCGCTTTTGTTTGGGTGAAACGCAACAAAATTAGCCCATCGTGGTTTTGGGGTATGGGGCGTTGGACTCGATCAAATGCCGAACTTTGTTTGTTGGCCGTTCGCGGGGGGGGGGTAACAAGATTGAGTGCAGCAGTTCATAGCATTATTGATGAGCCAATTGAGCGCCACTCAAAGAAACCCAACCTTGTTAGAGATAAGATAATTGAACTTGTTGGGGATTTGCCAAGGATTGAGCTATTTGCAAGAGAATCGGCAAATGGTTGGGATGCGTGGGGAAATGAAATCTGAGGATAAGGATCTTCAAAAGGGTATTGCTTACGCGCTTTGGGCTTGTTATGAATACAGTTTGCCGGATGTGCCAGGCAGAATGGCAATTTCGGTTATGAGATATTTAAAAGAATTCGGATATATACAGGGGGAACCAGATGAGCAATGAAATCCTAACTACCGCACTGAGATTTGCGAGCGCAGGTATTGTTGCGGTTCCCGTTGCTTCAGATGGATCTAAACGCCCAGGGTTGAACTCTTGGAAAGAGTACCAACACCAAATGCCAACCCCTGAAGAGTTAATCAGTTGGTTTAAAGCTGATTCTGAAGGTGTCGGGGTTATTTGTGGTGCCATTTCAGGCAACCTTGAGATGCTTGAACTTGAGGGGCGAGCCGTAAGCGCCAAGATGCACTTGGAGATTGCAGAAATCGCCAACGCATCAAATATGGGCGAATTGTGGGAACGCATTAACGCCGGTTATGTTGAGATTACCCCTTCAGGTGGCCTTCATTGGCTTTATCGCCTCACGGGCGCAGTTCCAGGCAATACCAAACTTGCACGCAAACCAGGTGAAAATGGTGGCGTTGATGTTTTCGCTGAAACTCGCGGTGAAGGCGGTTTTGTAATTACTGCGCCTTCAAAGGGGCAAGTTCACCCTTCAGGCGGTGCTTGGGAAGTGCTGCGCGGATCAATTGAAACAATCCCAACGCTCACCCTTGAAGAAAGAAACGCTCTTCATACGATTTTTGCAATGTTTGATGAAATGCCAAAGGCAGATTCAGTTACCTATGATGTAGCACAAAAGGTTGAAGGTGCTACTTCCCCAGGGGATGATTTCAACGCCAAAACAACTTGGCGCGAGCTACTTGAACCGCTTGGGTGGAAAATCGCCTATCAAAGCGCAGAGAAAACTACTTGGACACGCCCCGGCAAAGATTTTGGTGTTTCTGCAACTACCAATTACCAAAATACAGACAAATTGCGGGTTTTCTCAACATCTACCATATTTGATGCAGAGCGTTCCTACGATAAGTTTGGCGCTTACGCGGTGATATTCCACAACGGCGATTTTAAAGAGGCTGCGCGTGATTTGCGCTCGCAGGGCTACGGCCAACAGGCACTTGGCTCTTTTGATTTTAGCAACGCGCTGATGCCCACAAACTCACTTATGCCCTACGAAAATGTGGGCGCGAGTGAGGCAAGTAGGGCGCGAGTGGATGAAGAGCAAGAATCTAGTTGGAAACCTATCGAACTCAAAGATTATTATGATGGGCTTTTCCAGGCACCTGTAGCCACAATCCTCAACCGCACTGATGGCCACGGCCTAATCTATACAGGGCGCGTTCATTCAATTTATGGCGAATCCGAATCAGGTAAATCTTGGGTAGCTCAAATTGCATCTGCCGAGATGCTCAAGAGTGATAAAAAGGTTATCTATATTGATTTTGAATCAGATCCCATTGATATTGTTAACCGCCTCAAGGCGCTAGGGGTGAGCAGAGCCAACCTTTTGCAATACTTTACCTATATTCGCCCTGATGGCCCACGCGATGTAGATGATCCTTATTGGCAATCTATCCTGGAACCAGGCAGTGCCACCCTAGTAATCATTGACGGCGTAACCGAATCCCTAACAATGTGGGGTGGCGAAACTAAGGATAATGATGCCATTACAAGGTGGATGCGAATCTTTCCCCGCACTGTTGCCACTGCTAGTGGCGCTGCCGTGGTACTCATTGACCACATCACCAAAAACGCCGAAACCCGTGGCCGCTTTGCTATTGGTGGCCAAGCCAAACTGGCAACCATTGATGGCGCAGCCTATCTTGTGGAGCCACTTGAGGCCCTATCGCCTGGGCGAATCGGTAGCCTCACAAT